GGGGGAGGGTTTTTCCCTCCTCTCATGTTTGTTTTGGTAGTTAATAATTTATATTATTGATGAATACTTCACCTATATGCTTACCGTATATATCTATTTTAGGCTTACTTGATCAGATCTGCGGTTTTTCCGCTTTTCTCAATCAAGCCCTTTTATATGATTGCTAAACGGCCATATTTGTGTTGTCACTTCACACTAATATTATTATTTTACTATCAATTCGTCTCTCATATTCTTTTTACAAGAGAATATGATTTCGTTTCTGATCAATTTGTTACCCTTCTATATGTTTCTATTGAGTAAGTGGATTTTTATTTATTTTAATCCACTCTAAATATATGTCATATCGTCCTTGACTTATACTAGATTTTAAAATACTAAACTCACAAGTGCTGCACTTGTGTTTCAAGCTATACATTTTATGGATACCAGATATAGATCCGTATTTATTATGAAGATCCCGGTAATAATCATATACTAATATTATAAACTGTAATATTAATTATGATTATGAACAGGAAAATTACCTTAATAAATGCCAAGGCTATACAGCGTACCAAATAGTGCTTCTAATTATAGCGCACTAAACGAATTGTAGAATCTTATGGTTATAAGATTATTTAACTTGATGATAACCATTATATCACCTTATGTTTACAACTATTAAAAAAACAAACAAACAAAACTTAAAAAATAAAAATAAAAAAATTAAAAAACAAAATAAAAATTTATTCTATGATTTACCTCTAGAATTACAATCTATGATTTTTAAAAAATCTTTTGAACATCGTAATTTGATTGATTACTGTAAACAATATCAACAAACTGAAAATACATTCACTTCTGATAGATTAACTATGTATCGTACTAAAGAACATATTTATGGTTTGTTCTCTTTTCTTAAGCGATATCGCACTTTGGAGTACAGAATGAATAAAATTATCAATGAATTTGATCTTGATTATGTTCCATTTACAGATGATGAATTAGTTCAACAAACTATGCATATAGCAAATTTTTGTCTTCCACATTATATTTTGCTACATGATATATCAATTGGATATACTTTGAGACCCACTCAAAACTTATCACCACAAAGTGGTGAAGATAGTGAAAGTTTTGATGATGTTTCTGAACATATTTATGGAAATTTTGATAACTATTCTGAGGAATTGTATGGATTATTTCTATATGATGAAGATTTAGCTCAAAATATGCAAGAAAATGCAGAAAATAACGAACACATTCAATTAGCTACTGACAGAAATATATGTGAGTGTGGTTCTGATATATGTTCTATACACGATTCTAATCGTGGTTCTGGTTTATATGATCCAGAAGATTATGTTGATGGTGTTTATTCACCAAATTTTACAGACTCTGATGAATCGTTTAATGTTTCAGGTATGGATTTTGGAGATGATTTTAAATTTATTGAAGATTGCCTTTTTGAATCTCTTTATAATTTTAATTATGCTGAAAAACGCACATTGGAATCATTGATTCCAGAACATGAACGTCGTAGTACTTATATTACTACTTCTCCTAATTATACTAATATTTTTGGCGATATAGTTAAGATCAATAAATCCTACTTAAGTCCTCAATCTGGATCTTTATGGTACAAATTGAATAAAATGCAAGAGGCGGCTAAAATTAAAGAATCGTGCTTTAACGAGAAATATATTGTCAAATTAGTTGATGATGTTATTCACTTTATTAAATATGCTACAGAAGAAGTTGTAGGTATGACACGTATTCAAACTATTTTACGTGCATGCACAAATTTTCTTAAATTACGTTTAAATGAATCAACTTATCACACACTTAAAGATAAGGCTATACCTTATATTTTGAGTATACTCGACAAGATGAATGTTCAAAGTTTTGAAGAATATCTTGATACTGCTCGAACCTCTTTGGGTGGTTTGAAGAATATTTTTTCAAGCCCTATTATGTCTAAGTTACATCAATGTTGTTTATACATGATGAGTTTATCTATTTTTGACAATTTAGGTATTGATTTAGACATGTTTAATTACACTGCCTTAGAAAAAGCTAGTCTCAAAAAGAAATATAGTAATACTACTGATTTCTTCTATGTTTTATGTGAAACCGTTCTTTTTATTGCAGAACGAGGTTATCAAGTTTATATGACTGGAGATTTTTCTACTATGTTCCATTCTGGAGGTCAATATAAGAAGTTGTATGATATGTGTAGAGAAATTATTCGTAAACAACCACTTCTTAATAATCCTGAAACTCATGGATTTACTGAAAGTTCTTATAGAGCAGATTTGGACAATGTTATTGAAAAATTGAATAGTGTTCATAAATTTTCTTATTGTCTAAATTCCCAGGAAAAAAATACTATTAAAGAAACTCTTTTTAAAATGTCTTTAATTCGCGATGAGTTAAATACTCGTTCAGCAGCACGTAGAAATAGAAAAGCACCTTTTGGTGTTCTTATTTATGGTGATTCTGGTGTTGGAAAAACCACAATTACTGCAATGATGGCTACTTATTTTGCCAAACACGAAAATTTATCCACTGAATCAGAATTCCGATATACTGTAAATCCTGCAGCTAAATATTGGGATGGATTTGTTTCATCGTGTCATACTGTCATTCTTGATGATGTAGCAAATGAGCATCCAGATTTAAAGGATTCTAAATCTTTAGATAATATTATTCAAGTTATGAATAATCAAGCGTTTTGTCCTGATCAAGCATCTTTGGAATCTAAGGGTACTACACCATTTAGAGGTAAATTAGTAATTGCAACCACTAATGTGAAAACATTGAATGCATATGCATATTTTTCATGCCCATCTGCTGCTCAAAGAAGATTTCCTTTTATTATAACTCCAAAACCTAAAAAAGAATTTGTAGATGATCGTAAGATGTTATGTACCAAGAATATACCTGACGGTGTAACTTATCCTGAATTATGGGATTTCGATATTGATATGGTTATTCCTGTTCCTGCTTCTCAAGGTCGTCAATATGCTAAATTTGAAAGATTGCATACTGATATTGGTACCGTTGAATTACTTCAATGGTTTGATAAAGCAATAAATGATTTCAATAGAGACCAAGAAAAAGTTTCTATGTGTATTGAACGAATGGAAAAAGAAGAACTTTGTGTATGTTGTGTTTTACCAACTTCGTTATGCCGTATGAGACCACAGGGTCTAACAACAAATTTGTTGACTGTTACTGTAGCTGGTTTAGTCATGTATCACTCTAATTTTATGTTTGTTAAAAGTATGTATGAGACATACTCTAAAGTTAAACAATGTAAACAAACTTTTGTAGAATATAAAGATGAAGCTATTAATAAGATTTGTGATCTTGGTACTAAAGAATTTTGGATAAGTATGGGTGAAAAAGTCCAAACGTCATTGGGTCATAAAGAAATATTGGTTGGACTCGCAGCTGCAACATTATTAATTATGGGTATGTATAGTGTAACTAAGCAGACTTTGATCCCTCAGGGTGATGTTTCAGCTAATATTGGTTCAAAACCTGAACTTGAGGAAAATGGTAGAGAAAATGTTTGGTACAATAACACTATGGAATTGTCTAGTGCTCATTTTACTAGAGAAAGTGCATCCTCCAAAAGCACATCATTTGAAGATTTTTGTTCTAAGATTTCAAATAATGTTGTAAGTATAAGTACCTCATTAAAAGGTACTACTAAGGGAAGAATTGGCAAACTTTTATGTTTAGGTGGTCATATTTATATTACAAATAATCATAATATACCAGATTGCTCTGGAGGTGTACCTTGCAAGTTATTTGAAACTACTAAATTAGGTATAAATTCAAATATGCAAATTATATTATCTGAAAGTGATATTCATCGAGTTCCAGAAAAGGACATTGCGTTTGTTATCATTAGAGAAATGCCCCCTAAACGTAAGATTATACAATATTTTTTGAAAGAAACTGAAAAAGGAGTTTTTAATGGTTCATATGTTTCCAAAACCCCAAAAGGTGAACATATCAACTACAATTTAAAAAATATTCAATTGATGGATGAAAAATTGTATAAGTATAATGATCCCCCAATTAATGCCAAAATTAAATGTTGGAAAGGTGTTAGTTCTACTGAAACTCAATACGGAGATTGTGGAGCACCTATGATTGTGAAAAGTGATTTTGGTTATTCAATTTTAGGTATTCATTTTTTAATTAATACTGAGTTGACTAATGAAATCTATGCAAATAGTATTGATGGAAAATTTATTGAACAGGTTTATGAGAAATTGTTACCTTTCAATATTCAGTCTGGGAGTTTCGATCTTATAAGTTCTGAATCTATTAAGAGACCAGTATTAGATTTACACAAAAAATCTGTATTTCGATATATTAATGATGGAAGTGCAGAAATATATGGATCTTTTGCAGATTTTCGTGGTAAATCTAAGTCTAGAGTAGTTGATACTCCCATGAGTAAGAAATTACCTATAGAATATAAGAAAAAATTTACTGCGCCAGAAATGGTATCTTATGAGCCATGGAGAATTGCTGCATTAGATATATTACAACCAGTTCAAATGAATACAGAAATTTTAAACGAGTGTATTAATGGTTATATATGTGATGTCAATAAAAAAATAAATCCAGACAATATTAAAAATATGTTGATGGTTTTAGATGATTTTACTGCATTAAATGGTGCCCGTGTAGCCTATATTGATAAAATCAATAGATCTACTAGTGCAGGTAATCCCTGGAAAAAATCAAAGAAACATTTTTTAAAATCGATACCTCCAGCCCATGGTATGCAAGACCCAGTGGAAATAAGTGATAAAGAGATGAGTGATCGTATAGATCTTATAATAAGTACCTATTTATCAGGTGTTCGTTGTAACCCTAATTTTTGTGCTCATTTAAAAGATGAACCAGTTTCATTTAGTAAAGCTAAAGCGAAGAAAACTAGAGTATTTACAGGAGCCCCTTTTGATTGGTGTGTGGTGGTTCGTAAATACTTACTTTCTTTTTGCAGATTGTTACAGAACGAAAGATTTGCTTTTGAAGCTGCACCAGGAACAGTGGCTCAGTCTCTTGAGTGGCAAGAAATTTATGATTATATTATTCAACATGGTGTTGATAGAATTATTGCTGGTGATTATAAAGCATATGATAAAAAGATGAGTCCTAAAGAGATATTAGCTGCTTTTGATGTAATAATACATTTTTGTAGATTATCTGGAAATTATACTGAAGATGATATTAGAGTCATACAAGGTATAGCTGAGGATACAGCTTTTGCTATAGTGGACTTTAATGGTGATTTGATACAATTATTTGGTTCCAATCCATCTGGAAATCCGTTGACCGTTATTTTAAATAGTATTGTGAATTCATTACGAATGAGATACAATTATTTTTTACAGAACCCCGATGCTGAAGTTTTATCATTTGGAGATAGAGTTGCGTTAATGACATATGGTGATGATAATATTATGTCGGTACACAAAGAGTGCAATTGGTTCAACCATACGTCTATTGCTAAAACATTTGCCGATATAGGTATTATTTATACTATGGCAGATAAAGAAGCAGAGAGTGTACCATTCATACATATTGATGATGCATCATTTTTGAAACGCACATGGAGATATGATAATGATATGAAATGTAGATTAGGTCCTTTAGATCATGATTCTATAGAAAAAATGCTTATGGTTTGGGTGAAATCTAAAGCAGTTACTGAAGAATATCAAGGAGTGTCTGTAATTTGTACAGCATTACAAGAATATTTTTTCTATGGGAAAGAGGTGTTTGAGAATAAACGACCTATGTTAGTATCGCTTATTACTAAATTAGGATGGGATGATTATGTAAATAAAGATACATTCCCAACTTATGATGATTTAGTTATACGATATATGAAGAGTTCAAGTAAATGCTTTTCTTATGAAGAGTGTTTTGCTCCCCAAAGTGGATTGTGTATATTTAATTATAAACACAATAACGGTATACCGCCGGGGGAATTGATTGAAACGAAAACGGTCTTAAAGACCAAGAGAAATTTTTATTTGTTTTTAGACTCTATAAATTTTGTGAGCATATCGTCCTTGCTCATATGACTATCTAAAAACATTAAACTCACAAGCGAAGCGCTTGTGTCCACGCAGATGTTCATATACAATAGAACGTCCATACGTAACAACGTAGTATGGGTGTGTGAACTGAGACCTATGATAGTAAGTCTACCTATGGGTGATAAAGGCGTGGGACTATTTGTTCATGACGTTATGGGAAATTTTCCAATTTTAAAGGTTTTATCTGCGTTTCCTAAAAATGCAGTATCATTTATGTTTAACAGTAATTGTTGTTATGATGAAGAAATAGTTTTTGCAGATTGTACTATGAACAATCTACAACCTCAGTCTGGTATAGATACCACAGCTACTGACACATCTAATTCCCTTCAGGAACAAAATGTGGGTTTTATTGATAATGAGGTTGATGTGATCTCTGCTTTACCACATGATATGAATTATATTAAAGTCGATTCATCACAAAATGTTAAGTTGGGCGGTTTTTTGAATAGACCAGTAGAAATTTATTCAAAGTCCTGGCAGATCGGGACCAACCTTACAGCTGCCACTTCAACTTTTAATCCTTGGTATGAATTTTTTAATCATCCATCCACACTTAAAAAATTGGATAATTATTATTTACTCAGATGTAATTTACATTTAAAATTTGTTATTAATGCTTCCCCATTTTATTATGGGTGTTGTTTAGCTGCTTATCAGCCATTAACTGATTACAATCCATCATCAATTATACCTAATGCTGGTCGTAATGAAAATATATTATTATCACAGAGACCTCATATTTATTTATATCCACAAAATAGTCAAGGGGGTGAGATGGTTCTCCCTTTTTTAAATAATAAAAATTGGATTAACGCTACACTAGTTTCAGAATTAACTAGTATGGGAACTATAGATCTTCAATCTTTGACTACACTTAAAAATGCAAATGGTTTAACTGTAGATGATATAAATATAACTGTTTATGCATGGGCTGAAGATCTAGAAATTGCTGGACCTACTATAAGTTTAGCTTTACAAGCAGGTAAAGATGAATATTCGCATTCAGGTACGGTTTCTAAACCTGCATCAGCTATTGCTAGAGCTGCAGGTAAATTAGGATCTTTACCTGTTGTAGGACCATTTGCCACAGCAACTTCTTATGCTGCAGGTGCAATTGCAGATATTGCATCTTTATTTGGTTATACAGATGTACCTGTTATAGATGATGTACATGCTTATAATCCAAAACCTTTTCCTAATCTTGCTGCTACTGATATTGGAACTCCTATTGAAAAGTTAACATTAGATTCTAAGAACGAATTATCAATAGATCCTAAGATATCAGGTGCTAATGTGGATGATGAATTAACTATTTCATCTTTTTGTAAAAGAGAGTCTTTTGTTTTTTCCTCCGCATGGTCAGCCACTAGTGCTAAGGGTGTTGGTATAGTGTGGACTAAGGTCTCACCAAAATATGGTTTTGTAGAAGCCATTACGGGTGGATCAGCAATATATCCTACTCCAATGGGACATGTTGCTGAATGTTTTAGATATTGGAGAGGTGATATTAAAATCAAGTTTAAGTTCATTTGTACACCTTATCATAGAGGTAGGGTTATGATAAATTGGGATCCTATAGGTAATATAGGTGCTTCAGGTAATTATACTACAGAAACTTATACACGGATTGTTGATATCACACAAGAAACGGAAGTTGAATTGATTATACCTTATACTCAAGCTTTAGCTTACCTTAAAACACCCGATTATGGAATTTATGTAGCTGCAAATTCCACTTCAACTACAGGTGTAGGCACTACACATAATGGGATTTTAACTATGAGAGTTTTAAATCCTCAAACTAGTCCAGTAGCAAGTGCTGATATTGATGTTTTAATGTTTGTTTCAGGGTGTGACAATTTGGAGTTTGCAGGTCCTGAGGATATTTCATCATTATTCTCTCCTTATACTCCTCAAAGTGGTGTTCAGTATGATATTGATTGTGATTGTCATGAATTAGGGATAAAACCATCACAAGCTGATCCAAATATCAATTTAGTTTATATGGGTGAAAGTTGTGTTTCTATAAGACAATTGTTGAGAAGGAAATCTAGATATAAGCGTTATATTACAGATGAAAACAGTACTGCAAGATTATATTTGACACAGCGTATAGCTATTGGTCGAGCTCCACAATATCCTGGTTATGATTTATTAGGTAATGAGTCAGCCACTGGTCTTATATCAGGTACGCCTGAACCTTTTAATTTGGTAGCATGGAATTATACAACTTGGTTTTCTCAATGTTTTGTTGGTTCTAGAGGATCTTATCATTATATAATGAATGCTTTGGCACCATCAACAATAGGAAGTATGAGTGTAGATAGAACTAATGCGGTTCATACAACTCAATATTTCGAATTATTATCTGCTCCCAATTCTGCTGATATACAAAAGGATTATGTTAATTCAGTTAATACATCTTTAGGTATGGCTGGAACATCATTGGTTAATCAACTTAATTTAAGCGGATTGTCAATTTCAGCACCCATGTATAGTGCATACAAATTCATGATTAATGACCCTTTATTAAGAACTGATGGTTCTAGTATAGATGATTCCAATAATGATACGTTGCATATTACTACAGTTACATTAGGTTCAACGACTAATAATCAATCTGAACTTGTTATAGACACATATGTAGCTGCAGGTACGGATTTTTCATTAATCTTCTTTTTGAATGTTCCAACTGTATTTAAATATTCATCGTATCCACTTGTGGTATAGTTGTTCATTTTGTACTATATTATAGGAGTAAACCTCTCAAATCCCGAAGTATCATTCGGATAGCCCCAAGCTATAATGATACACACTTAAAACTCGATGGTCGATGTCGAGTCTTATATCTTTATATAAGTTTTAGATCGGAAACGGTTTGATTAAATGCTATATTGCTCTTATGCAATATTACGTTCAGTTACTTTTTGTAGCAAATGTCAATACCGGTCTTCCCGGTCTTTGGCAGTTGTGAAATTTTTTAACAACTGGACGTCGTCGTTTTTCAAATTGTCTCCGATTTTAG